ATTATCGGTTTTATCTGTTTCTATTTCAGATTTTGGACAAATCTTTTTTTTGTTCCATTCTTGTTTTGTAAAAACAAAATCCACACCTTCTTTTAGATCAAGCTTTTCAACACAATCATTAAACCAAGTATTAAAATCTTGTTTTAAATTTAAGTACCTATGCATGACATGGGCATTGACCATTTGGACATAACCTATACTATTGTCTGCCTCGTTTTCAGGTATGAGATATCCTTCACTATCATTATCATGTGTGTTCATAAGTTTACTCTAATCAATTATTGATGGGAAAAAGGGGGCGCTTTTAAACGCCCTTCAGAATTTTAAAGCACATCACAAGGACGCAAACGGTGCTGCTGTTCATAAGTCCCATAAAACTCATCATTATATCTTTCTTTTGCTAAATCATCTAAAAGGTCATTGTAAGTATCACTTTCGCGTACAAAGTAATGAACCACACTCTCCTTATGGAGATGGTCGATATTTTCTTCTACATATGCGTCTGCAATTTCTTCAGAAATGTCTTCACAACTATTTTCAGAAGGATTTATACGAAAGATTTGGATAACATCATCTACCCCATTAACAATGCTTAGAATTTGACTTGCATCAAGCGGTCCAGATTCTGCAATGTGTTCATCTCTATCGAAGTAAACTGAATGAACTAAGAGAATTTCATTAGAATTTATGAGAATTGGCTTTTCCATAATTTCCCCTCCCTAACGCCTAATAGCGATTGTTTGTGTTAATGTAATTTAATCTACACCAGATCGGCTTTTGCTTCTTCGTGATATGTTGTTATAGAGAAGTATACCGTAAAGGATTATTATGGCAAGCCATTTTATGCTAAAGTGGTTTTTTTATAAATGAACTTTAATATTTATTACGAATCGGTTTGAGTATTGTAGCGTTCAGTGTAGAGGCATGATACTTTCTAGTATCCCGTAAAAAAATAAATCAGTTAGCTGTATTTGAAATTTATATGCAGGAAAAATTGGGGCAGTGTGCAGACAGAGCCAATCGATGGGTAGATAACGCCGTAGTTTTTTATAAAAACTGCGGACGAACAAAAAAACCCCGCTTCAGCGGGGCATACATAGGTTGTTAGAATATCTTATAAATATTTTTTTGCTGTTTCTCTTATTCTGTCTGCAAAATCATAAATATTATCTAGCGTTTCAATACCGACTTTTTCATCAATATCAGTATCGAAAAGGGCTAGTTGCTTATGTTTTCTGTTAAAGTGCAGTCGAACCAACGGCTTTCTGTTATTATTGTCAATTAAAATAGCGCAGTACGACTTTGCATCTCTGATAACAATACGGTCGGCAGAAATAACTTCGCGCGCAATTGCCTTGACAATCATGAAGCCTTCAACTTCCTCTTCGGTCGTTATTATGGCATGTTCATTACCAATAGATGTAGCAATATTATCTTGCTTGTCGGTTTCAGTTGTTGTTTGTAAAGCGCTAGAAAGCCGACTTTTTACCGCATCAGATATTACTTCGCGAAACGCATTTTTAGTAACACCTGTGAGCATTTCTAAGACATTAGCAGTCAGGCGCCCTTCATAAACATCCGCACAAGCAACACGAACAAAACCTTCGGACGGATTTTCTATTTCTTTTTGGATGTTTTGTTTTATTCCAGATACATATTTGAGCTGCTCGGCTGTCACCAATATATTTTCAATATTAAATGCTGAGCGTTCAAACTTTTTAAGCTCTGTAAGTACCACAGTATTGTATTCTATTACATCAAAAGTAAGGAATGGCCTATTATCGAGCTTGTTTGCAGCATCAAGATCTGTGTAAAAATGAAAAAATCGACCATTTGTCAAAATCGCGAATTTAGCATTCGTTACACTAAAGTATCGATATAATTGACTTAAATGCTTTGAACTCAATTCGCAAGATATCGGTTTGCACTCAAAAAGAATACGTATCTCACCGTCTATACGGATAGCATAGTCAACTTTTTCACCTTTTTTACCAACGGCATCAGCAGTAAACTCGGGAATGACTTCAAGTGGATCGAAAATATCATACCCAAGTGCGCGCAGAAACGGTAAAACGACCGCTGTTTTGACCGCTTCTTCAGTTAACATAGTATCTGAATGATTTTTGACTTTATCAGCTATTATTTTTAAGCTCTCGTCTACTGTCCCCATTCCCGCTTCTCCTTTGTTTTCAGGGTTTTCTTAAAATCCAAAGAACTTTCCCAACTATACGAATCTCCTCTCCATCAGTTGCCCCATTTATTTTGATAGGTTCTTGATGATTGGGTTCAGTACTTTCAGGCCATAGTTCAAATCCACTAATAGTTTGACGTATACGTTTAGCTGTACGCTCAATCATTTGACCATTGAATCGGCTGCGTTCAACTATCACGAGATCGTTAGGTTCCACATTAATGCCGGCTTTTATTATGTCTACGCAAATAAGTTGATCACCATCACGAGCAATTTTGTTAAGGCAGTTGCCCTGGATTTTTAAAGCAAATTGAAAGTGAGCTGGGTATTTCGAGGTGCTGGGTACATATTCTATGTCATCAAATCCAAAATCCATATCTTCGACCGACATCCACGAGCTAGCAGCAACTTTTCCTATCACCGGTATCATTCCAATAGCATTAGATATGGGATGTATTTCCTCGTTTTCTGGGAAAAGAAGATTAAACGGCTTTACACCAAGATGTGGTGCTAACTTTTCCGCCCACTCTTTGGTTAATTTTCGCTCACCTTTTTCAAGCCGTTTTATTTGAGGTTGCGTGGTACCAGCTTTTTCAGCCAATTTCACCTGTGTGAGTCCCAAATCTTTCCTCAATTTTTTAATTATATGCATGCTCTAAACCTACACCAAGACTGCTTATTTAACAAAGCCCATAAAGGTATTTTTTATTGACTAAAAAGTCTTTTATGGTATTTATTTGAGTTATGGAAAAATTGAAATCATATCTCACACTAAATAAATTATCTCAAGCCGAATTTGGGAAGCAAGTTGGCGTAGCACAGAGTACGATTAACAGGTATTTACGCGGCTTGCGGTTTCCTGAGCCTGAAATTGTCTTAAAGATTGAAAAGACAACCAATGGTATTGTTCGTCCCGTTGACTGGTATGTCGATTTATACCCACGCCCCTCTCTTGAAGAGGTGGGCGTGCCACTTACTACAGCTGATAACAAACACCCACAGCATAATTCACAGACTTAAAGAAGAAAGATCATGAGAAACGGGATATTGAAGAAACTCTACACACGGATTTGTAGATTAATAGGTTGTAATACGAAAATCGAGAATGGAGATATATTGGTGGAAGAATGGAGAAAAGTACCATATCGTGACTGTAGCGTAGAAGATCTTGTGAAACGACACGAAACTCACACAACAATTCTTAAAAAACAAGAAGAATGGCATAAGTTAAAATTTGATAGTTGGATGAGATGGCATAAAGAAACTCTTGCAGAGCGAGATAAGTCAATTGAACAACAGCAAGTAGCACTTGAAAACCTATCAACTTTAATTAAGCAAAAAAATAAGACACTGTATGAACAAAGATTAAAGTTGGCTTCACAAATGGAGCTAATTGATAAATTAAATAATAAAATCATTTGCTTAATTAACAAAAAAGAAGAACCAAGATTGATCGATTTTATTTTTGCAGGAGAATGCTTTTAATTTTGGCATCAAAAAAACCACAAATGAGGATTATCAGCCAAAAAAGAATATTCAGGGCCAAATTCATCATATGTATCTTTTGAGCGTGGATATGAGGCCCAAAAATGAACAGTGAATGTTTCCTCTGGATTAACAATCGAAGTGTGGTCAAGTGTAAAATTTGCAATGTTGCGGGAATTAGGCTTACGGCAGCTAATTATGAGATCTAAAAAAGTGTAGCATTTAGCACGTATAATAAAAAAATTCAAAGCAAACTCTGATGAAGCATTTGATTTTATATTTTGGGGACATAAAGCAATGAGTTTGGGAGTTGTTCTTTTAATGACGAGGTGTTCACCTGAAATTTTAGATGGCCATCTAACGAAAGGGCAAGCATTTTTAACAAACTTAAAGGGACTTTTTTTCGATATGCGTATATTCCTTATCATTATATCTTCTCTAGTAAGGTTTTTAATGCACAATTTCACCCTAACGCGTGAAGTGCCTTCATATTTTTGTGGGAAGAATGCTGCCTTCAATTTCAAATATGGTCCCAAATCCCGTGCTTTTTTATCTTCTAATAGAATAGCTGTCTGGGTTTCTGATGCTATAGTTTGTCGTTGGAAGATTTTAAGCTGTTTTTTTAAGCTTCGTTGTTGCACAAAAAGTGTTACCATTCCAGTAATTACAGTAGCAATGATAGGAGCAATCGTAAGATTATTACTTATCCAGTGCAGCAAAAATACAGCACCATCATTTATCCGGTGCAATAAGAATACAACCTTATCAACTATCCACCCTTGCATCATAACTCCCCCCACTTTTTTAGAATCGTTGGGAGGATACTTTTTCACAAACATCTTTGCAAGACAGGCAATCGCAACGCGCTCTGTCATAACGCACGCATAAACAAACAACAACCTTAAGGGGGGATTATGATCACGCATGCACAAACCATTCTCTGTCTTGATCTAGGGTCTAAGACAGGTTGGGCTATATGCGGTGCTGATGGTCACATCGTCAGTGGTGTTATGAATTTCCAGCCACGTCGTTTTGAAGGCGGTGGTATGCGTTACTTACGCTTTAAGGGGGGACTATCAGAAATAAAGCAGGCAGTAGGCAGCATTGATGCCGTGTATTTTGAAGAAGTACGCCGGCATATCGGTACTGATGCAGCCCATGTGTATGGCGGTTTGTTAGCAACCTTAACGGCGTGGTGTGAACATCATCAGATACCGTATGAAGGCATTCCTGTTAGCACAATTAAGAAAGCAACGACAGGAAAAGGAAACGCCTCAAAAGTAGAAATGATTAAGGCGATGTATGCAAAAGGGCACGCGCCTGAAGATGATAATGAAGCAGATGCTTTAGCAATTTTATATTTAATGAAAGAAGGGGGTGCGCATGTCTAATGGTATGCCATGGGTAAGATTTTATTTGTATGACTGGATAAGTGGTACAAATGGAATGACATCTGAACAACGGGGCGTTTATATAACCCTTCTCGTTTGCATGTATGAAAAAAAAGAACCACTTAAAACAGACTTTCAAACGCTTGCACGCATTTGTCATTGTTCGCAGAAAAAATTTGCAACGATTGTCGAATATCTCATGAAGAATGATAAACTTATTGAGACAGATGATGGATTGTGGAATACGCGCGTTGAAGAAGAGCTAAAAGATTTTGCTGATAAAAAAGACCACATATCACAAGTTCGTAGTGAAGCTGGTAAAAAAGGTGCGCAAGCAAAAAACAAGATAAAACAACATGTTAATAATTTTGCTGAAGCAAATGATAAGCAAAATGGTTTTTTTGCTGAAGCAAACGCTAAGCAAAATCAAGCTATAAAGAACCAGAATAAGAATATATATAAAAAAACTAAAACTATCGTTTTAGCAAAAAAAGAAATTAATTCTGAAAATTTAGAAACGAACGATTTGGTTGAAGAGCCAATCGAGGATGATGCTCTCAAAAGCCAATCAGAACAAATCGAAGCGGGTGTAGAAAACCAACCACCCATTCACGAGCAAGAAAGCGTTCCGAAAAAAGCAAAACAAGCAAAAGCTAATCGAGAGTGTCAATTGCCTGCCGATTTCAAACCTAATTTGCAATACGCTGTTGATCAAGGATTAACACATGATGAGGCGTTATTAGAATTCGAAAGATTTAAACTTCATTGGCAAGATAATCCAAATCGAAATGCTAAAAAAAGTGATTAGCAAAAGGCTTGGTACAAGTGGATTACACACCAAGAATATGGACTTCTAGCCAAGAAACGAGAAAAATTAGAAAAGGAAAAACGCTATGCGAATGAACGCTATAAGCAACCATCAAACAACTTCTCCACCAACCTCGCAGAAAGCTTCAGTGAACTCAAAGCAGCAATCTATGCTGGCGATACTTACGGATCAGAATGCAGCAGAAATACAGAGACTATCAGTTCATTTGAAAGAACTTGCAAAGAGGGTGGACCGGAGTTGGTATCCTCGGATCTCTATGAGAGGAAAGCCGTTGACGCAGGAGGAAGAAGTGCAAACTTTGCAAGATTGTAACCGCTTACAAACACTGCTTTCACGGCAAGTTACAGTTGAACATATCGGGGCGGCAGCTTATTTGCTTTCTGGTCTCAAAATACCGGCAAATACAGACTCTGATGTTATCGCTTTGAACTATAGCATAGCGTTAGCAGACGCTTCAGAGCACGCTCTTAAACGAGCTGTTAAGGACGTTATACGTGGAGAAGCAAAGGGGTTATCAAAAACCTTTATGCCAACAGGGGCAGAGCTTGCAGATTATTGCAGAAATTTGAAAGCAGATCTTTTGTCAGAAGCATCAGTTATAAAATTGTATTTAACGTCACCTAATAGAACAGCAAAATAGTGAAAAGTGCTGATCATTTTGAGATTAGATATGTGTTTAAATCGATAGAAAGGTATCGTACAAAGCAATCATAAGGTTTTTTATAATAATTACATGGGAAATAAAAGAAGCTTTGTACAGTCAAATTTGAGATAAATAAACCCATAGGTAAAGTTAGGATTAAAGCATGCTCATTTTAAAACATTTATCCTTAATAAACCGTAAAAAGCCCATGCAAAAAAAGTTTGTGGCAACGGCTGTTGGCTATGTGCCATGGGGAGATGGAGCAGCAGAGTATTTTTACAACCTCTACGAATATGAAGACGGCACAAGAGAATGTGAAAAGTTTGAGGGCGGACAATATTATACCACACCAGAAAATGCCGACTTTAGCACCAAGGCGCAGGTGAAAGCGTGGGTTTACGGTGATCATTTGCCTAAGAGCGTTCTCCATTATGAAGCCTTGATAGATGAGCTTAATAGAGAGATTAAAAAACTATCAGGAGCTACTTGACATTATTTCTGCAATGTGTGTTTTCGAATCAGGTGCCTGAAAAACGCCTTATAATACCAAGCGGATTAGTTGCCGAAATAACTAATCTTCTGAACATTAAAGATTTTGACTCATTATATGCGGTAGCATATAACAGTCTTGTCGGGTGTGGTTACGCTATACAATACTTTTATAGGAAAGGTGTAACGACGGACTTGGTACCGTGTTTTTCAGCACCCGGCGCTCTTTATTAGAGTGTCAATGAAAAACCTCTATTACCAAGGAGTTCATTATGAACAATCTTATAGAAATATCAGAACAAGTCATTGATGGCGATACTGTCCAAACAGTAAACGCACGTGAGTTGCATGCATTTTTGGGAATTACATCAAAGTTTGCAGACTGGATTAAAAATCGCATTAAAGAATGTAAGTTTTTGGAAAATATAAACTTTATAACGCTTTCTAAAAATTTAGAAAGCGGTGGAAAGGTAAAAGAATACCATATTACCTTAGATATGGCTAAGCACCTTTCCATGATCGAGCGTAATGAAAAAGGACATGAAGCACGTCAATACTTTATCAAATGTGAAAAGCTTTTGAAAAAAGTAGCAACACCCCAAATAAATCTCGCCAATGCTTTGGAAAATCCGCTTACGATTAAACAGCTTCTTTTAGAGAGTATCAATCAATTAGAAGACTTAAGAAATGAAGTGAGTACACTCAAGCCAAAAGCAGAGGCTTTGGAAGGCTTAAAACGCTCTGATGGGCTGTTCGGTCTTATTGAAGCTGCAAAGATGTTAGAGGTACGACCAAAAGATTTAACTGATTATTTGCGTAAACATGATTGGGTCTATCGGCGTGCTCCAGGGGCGCCACTGTTAGCTTACCAAGATAAAATAAAGAAAGGTTTTATGGATTGTCCTGCGATTACCATTCAAAGACCAGATGGGACAGAAAAGATACTGCCTTCAACGAAAATCACCTCAAGAGGTTTGGCATGTTTAAGAGAACAAATTCATGGAGGTGTACAATGAAGGTAGATACTAACTTTTTATGCGATTTGTGGATAGCATTATCTCAATTTTCTAGACATGAAAATATGAGTGACAAAGATTGTACAGCTCTGGTGGATACTATGAGTGTCATAGAAAAAGCTTTGGTTTTAAAACTTCAAAATGAGATGCCAAACATACTTAAAATTTTAACAGTTCTTACAGATTTTGGAGATTCAGAATTACCACATAGCATGGATTCTTTGTTGCGCGCTTACGAACCAAATTTAGACAACCCCATTAAAAAGGTTGCTTAAGGTAAAAACATTCTCCTTCCCCATCTTTATGGTGGGGAAGATATTTCAAGCTGCGTTTTTAATTGTAATCACAACTTGCTTACCAAGAACAGTCAATGCCTGTTCTAGTGTTTGAAGTTTCGTTGGATAATTTAGATCAAGAATACGTCTTGCTTCTGTTTCTTTCTTCCCCAAACGATTGGCTAATTCTGTTTTTGTAATATTCGCTTCATGAAAAGCTTCTACCACTGCAAGTTTTAGAGCATTCCACGCATCCACAGTAATCTCTACAAGATCTTTATACTGCTGTGGTGTAGGGAGAGGCAAACCACGCATTGGATAGCTACGTAATGCTAACCCTAACGCTTCAACAGCATTCTCTAATGCCTCTGCTCTATTTTTCCCAGCTGTTATTGCTTCTGGTACATCTGGAAAGGTTACAACAAAACCACCATCTGGATCAGTTTCAAATTTTGCTTGATAAGTATATTCCATATCTGTAAATCTCCTTGCTGTTATGAAAGTGCTTCTGTGAGAGGTATAAAAACATTTAGAAAACTTCATACCCCTAACTGTTTTTTGATTATTTTCACATAGAGTGGAGTTAATTCACCAGATTTTATAACGGTCGTTTTATCTCCAAAAGTTACCAAATAATGCGATCCCTTCCCTGCATCTGGAGCCTCACTGTAATGAATACCTCTTTTTCTGGCTTCTTTACGTAACTCTCTAAGCAGCGCTTCTCTTTTCATTCACCCTCTCCCACTTTGCAATAAAACTGATGTCGCACAAAAAGGTTCGATAGTCAACAATAAATCGTACAAAAAAGTTTGATACAGATTTTGCTAATTTAGATCATGCTTATTGAAAAACTGAAGGCAAAACGAAAAAGCTATACATTTGTAAGACATGGCTTTTTGCTTAAATAATTTATCAAGCAACATTATAATCTAATACTTTAAAAAACTGTTATTAATTAACTGAAATAATTGAAAAAATAATTAAATTATGATAAGGTTTTATGTGTATAAAATGCAAATCAAATGGAACTCACAAACATGTTGAATAAAGTGATTTTAATTGGCTATCTTGGAGCTGATCCCGAAAGCAACACTATGAATTCTGGTGCCGAAATAGTTAATTTTAGGTTAGCCACTTCTGAGAGCTATACAGATAAAAATACCAATCAAAAAGTAGGGAAAACAGAATGGCATTCCGTGGTGGTTTTTAATTCACATTTGGCAAAAATTGCTCTTCAATATTTACACAAAGGCTCAAAAGTTTACGTAGAAGGCAAATTACAAACCCGTAAATGGCAAGATAAAGGCGAATTGCACCTACTTGATGCAAAGAAAGAGCAATCTCCCCCCCTCACCCGTGACTTCTCAAAATTATGCTATCGCCTCTGGTGCCTCCGATTATAGCGCATCTTTTAATGACAGTATGCCATTCTGATTGAAAAAAATATGACAAAAAGAAAAAAACGAGCAAAACGTGGTCGCCCACGCATTGAAGGATGTATCAGAGAACCCAATGGTCGTATCTCACGGACAAAAATGCCTCGTGATCCTATCGATAAATTGACAATAGAAACGCGTGCCAAACGCTTCTGTTTGACTATAGAAGAGGCAAAAAATCCGCTTTCCGGTACTTATATCGGACGGCTTTACTTACAAGGAAATCTCAATCAAGACCAATACGATGCTGCACAAAAATATCTTGAAGTGAGAAATAATTACCTCTGTGCAAAAGGTTTGCCTAATGCAATTTATGATGATTTTACTCCTTCATCAAATGAAGAGGCACAACAACGGTGGATTGAAAGAGTAACTCATTGTTATGAAGAAATGAAAGGGGTTATCAAAGAAGCGCAATATTTTTATCATCAATATAATCTTCATGCCGCATTACAATATCTTGTTATAGAAGATCAATCGCTATCTCATCTTGTAGGTTCGCTGTATATTGCTCTTAATGCGCTCCATACACATTTTACGCAAAACCAATAAGTTTCAAGCGGCATCTTGGATACTAATGGTAACTTCTTTTCCAAGAGTAATAAGAGTGGATTCTAAAGAGTCTAATTTTGTTGCGTGGTTTAAATCCAATAATCGGTCAATTTGTATTGGATTGAGTTTTAAAAGACGCGTAAGATCAGCTTTGCGTAAATTCTTTTCAACCATAGCGTTATGTATTGCAATTTTTAAAGTGACCAATGAAGATACTTCAACAAAAGGATAGGCAGTATCACGAGCCCCAAAAGGGACAACTTCTCGATCTTGGAAACGCCCCATAATAACTGTTAAAAGGGCATTTTTTGCGTGTTCCAAAGCCTCTTTTTCGTCGTTACCATAGGTAATAAATTCTTGAAAGTCTTTGGAAACGACAAGAAGAGTATCATTGTCATCTTTGATAAATTTAAGTGCATATTTCATTTACATCTCCATATTCAGACTTACCTTAGGTCAAGATCTTTAAGAATCTTTTGAACTAATCCCGTTCCTAATTCTTTCCGCGTACCATGCATAGGTAAAACGGATTTTTTAGAACCACGTTTTACAAGCAAATGGCCACCTTTCCCTGAGGTAAAACTGCAACCATGTTTTGTAAGATATCTTTTTAATTCTTGACTGTTCATAAATATAATATAACATCTAAAATGTTTAAATACAACATAAATGTTGTTATCTGTATAAAATTAAAGATTGGCTTTTAAAATACTAAGTTTTGATCAAAAAATAAAAAAATACAAAATATAGATTTTTTCTATTGACAATACGTGAAAAATCGTATTTAGTAGCAGTACGGCACTAGTCGTATTGTGTCTAAAATTCAAAAATATTCCCTAAAATTTGATAAAGTATTAAACTCTAAAAATGGTTTAACATACTGTTTTTATTGATAAAACTGGCTAATCTATTGTGCAAATGTCAAAAGCCATTAAATGACATTTATTGACCAATGATGTCATTAATTAATTCCCTCAAAAGGAGCAAAGATGAAAGTAATCATCACTAAGCCAATGTGTGTTCTTGGCGATAATAAAAGCACTATTCGTCTTGAAACCTCAACTCCAAGTAATCCATTTGTGGAGGTTTCCAATCAAGTCTACGCACGCCTCAAACGCGCCAATGCTGCAAAACCTTTTGTTGACGCCAAGACAACAGCAAAACCTGACAAGGCAGTTGAACAAATTAAACAGATAGAACAAGAAGCCGCACAAACATCATCTGAAACAGCAGCCGAGGAAATTCCACTCAAACAGCCAAAAGCATCTAAAGCTTCCAAGTCACCTACCTCCAAAAAGGCTTAGAAGTTGAAGTTAATCATCCATCAAAAGTGGTATCTTCAACAGGTAAAAGATACCTTTACCAATCTTCAAGCACCACGCCTTAATTGGGCTTTGCGGAATGCTATCAACACCGCAGCAAAACAAGTAGAGCGCTTTACTGAGAAGCAAGTTGCTGACATCTCATCAGCCCAATCAAAGCGCGTTAAAAAAGGCGTTTATATTAAAGGAAAGGCTACAGCTAAGTTTCTTGAGACAGATATCATTGGTTCTGGAACACCCTTGCCTCTTAAATTTTTTCAAGCAAAAGAAACAAAACATGGTGTGACTTACACAATGTTTGGAAAGCAAGAAATCTTACCTCATGGTTTTATTAAGGGGGGGCGTTTTCCAAAGCGTGTCGATTTAAAAATGGGGGGGAATGTGTTTCAAAGAGCCGACGGAGACCAATTCCCCATTGCAAAACAAGTGCTAAAGTTATCTCCAAGCCAGAAATTGCAAATGCTATCGCACAATATGCCAGTGAAAGACTAACCAAAAACATACAGAGACAACTCAAACGTCAAGAATACGCTGCCAATAAAAGAGGCTAGATCATATTCTTAAATTCTATCTCTATATTACATATCCTTATTGGTTCATACATTACATGTTCTTATGACAATTTTAAAAAAAGATCATCACTTATGCTTTGTATTTTCCATAAAAAAATCAATAAAATCAATGCAAAAGGTACTTCCCAACGGGTTGGCTTCGTTGCGGGGCAGGCGAGCGCGAACTATCGCTAGCGACAGAATTTTCAAATTGACTGAACATTGGACACATAACATATTGATAAATAACGAATTTAATGTGTTAAGTATTTTCTTATCATATTGAAGCTTGTTTTTCAGATGAGACCATAAATCTCTCTTTATCCTGATATGCCGTAAAACCTTACTTCTTAGGACAAAGAAGAAAGAAAGGGGCAATTATGAATAAGAAATCTCGAAAAGGTCTATCACTTCGTGCCTTTGCCAAAAAGATGCGTGTTTCCCCGAATGCAGTGGTTTCTCGTTTTAAAACAGGAAAATTTGATAAGGCTCTTTTTGAAGATGGTTCTGTTAATGAAGCGCTTGCAACAGCTATCTGGAATGAGAATCCAACAAAGCGCCCTGCCCCATTTTTAGCACCGGATGGTCAAGCACGCACAAAGATCAAACAAATCTCTACAGAGGGTGCCAATGAATACAAAATTAAACTGGAGCGAATGCAAGTTGCTCTTGAAAGCGAAAAGATTGCTCTTGAACGCTTACGCGAAACAACCGTTGACCGTGAAGAAGTCAAGAGAGCAGCGCGTGAGTTTGGAAGAGCACACCGTGACGCCATGTTGAATTTTCCTCACCGCTTTGGTGCAAGCATTGCCGCACAAGTTGGATGTGATGCTGCAAGCCTAATCGGTGCCATTGATTATTACATACGAAAAGCTTTGCTTGAAGCTGTTCATATTCCAGTTCCTTATCATGATCCTCAACCTCCAGAATGAGAGAGTTTTGGGGCGAGCAAAGAATGAATAATGGATGAGAATGCTGTTACAGAATTTTTCGCCAATGCCAATGATGCAAGACAACCGGACCCACCCTACACGGTTTCTCAATGGGCGGATAAAAATAGATACCTTAGTACCGTAGCAAGTGCTGAACCAGGATTGTGGAGAACAAAACGCACCCCCTATTTGCGCGAAATCATGGATAATCTTTCCTCGTACGTGCCTATTGAAACAACCATTGTCATGAAAGGGGCGCAAGTTGGCATGTCAGAGGCAGGACTAAACTTTTGTGGTTATGCTATTCATTATAGTCCAGGACCTGCCCTTTATGTCATGCCGACCGTTGAGACAGCCAAAAAGCTTTCAAAGACGCGGCTTGATCCCATGATTATGGCGAGTCCCGTTTTAAGTGAACGCATAGCCCCTGCTCGAGCGCGTGACAGCGGTAATACGATGTTTTCGAAAGAGTTTGATGGTGGGGCGCTGATGCTTACAGGAGCCAATAGTGCAGCTGGTTTGCGTTCTATGCCTATTCGTTATCTGATTTTGGATGAGGTTGATGGTTATCCTCTCAGTGTCGATAACGAAGGGGATCCAGTGATGATTGCGGAAAAGCGCACATCAACCTTTGTACAACGAAAGATCTTTAAATTGTCCACACCCACCCACCGTGACACAAGCCGTATTGCCAAGGATTTTGTGCTAGGAGATCAGCGATATTACAATGTCCCTTGTGATGCATGTGGTGTGCTCCAGCCGATTGTTTGGTCACAAATCAAATGGCCAAAAGGTGCGCCTGAAAAAGCTGTTTTTGTTTGTGCCCATTGTGGTCATGAGCATGCCGAACACCGAAAAACGGATTTGATGTGTGAAGAAAGAGGCGCATGTTGGGTTCCAACGAGCGAGTCAAGCAGACCCAATTTGCGCTCTTATCATATTTCTGCACTCTATTCCCCTTGGCTTACTTGGGGTGAATGTGCAAGAGAGTTTTTAAATGCCAAGGATGATCCAGCGCTTCTACAGCCTTTTGTCAATACAGTGCTTGGAGAACCATGGGAGGATAGAACCGGTGAGGTTGTTGATCCAGACAGCCTCTATGCAAAACGCGAAGACTATCCTTTAGCACCAGAACAAGCCGTCGTGTTGACGGCAGGCATTGATGTGCAAAATGACCGTTTAGAGCTTGAAGTGGTGGGATGGGGGCGCAGCGAAGAAAGTTGGCATATTGATTATCAAGTTATCCCTGGTGATCCCTCTTCTTTTGAAGTGTGGGACCAATTGGATGAATATCTTGCAAAACGTTGGCCGCATCCAGGCTATAAAGAGGGGATTAGAATAACGGCGGCTTGTATTGATACCGGTGGTGGACATACACAGGCTGTTTATAATTATGTGCGCCCGCGTGAGGGACGGCGTATCTGGGGCATTAAGGGACAAGCTGGCTGGCGTGCGGTATGGCCACGCCGCCCAAGCAGAAACAATAAAGGACAGATTAATCTTTATATTGTTGGGGTTGATGCGGCGAAAGATATCATTACAGCGCGCTTTAAAAAATCGGGTCCCGAAGCAACGGGGGCTGGTGCAACACACTTTCACAAAAGCCTTGATCGAGAATATTTTGACCAACTGACCGCTGAAAGAAAAGTGATTAAATATTTTAAAGGCTTCAAGCGTATCGAATGGCAAAAAAGTGAAAAAGCAAGGAATGAAGCCTTGGACTGTAGGGTCTATGCTTATGCAGCTTTACAAGGTCTGATTTCGGCAGGAATAAACCTTAATCGAGAAGTCGATATCTTAGAAGAGCGTTTGGAAAAACTTAAAATTGAGGGCTCTTTAGAGCAGCCAACATCAGAACATGTGCCCTCTCCTTCTCCAAGAAGATTTCAGATAACACAACCTAAAAGGAAACAATCCAGAACGGTGATGAATCCTTATATGCAAGGGGATTGGAGGTAATTTGTGGATGAAACTTTAGAACCAATAAACAGCAAACTTTCGAGACTGGAAAGTTTAAAAAGGCGACGTGAGCAAATTGAAGAGGCTCTTTATTCGGGTGCGCAATCAGTGCGTCACGGCGATAAGCAAGTCAGCAACCGCTCTGTTGAAGAACTGCGCAGAGCCCTTGAGATGCTGAACACACAAATAGCAAACCTTGAAGGGCGTAAACGTTCACGCGTGTTCTATTTTAACATATCACGAGGCTATTAATGGCTGGTTTGTTCAATAAAATTACGGGCTTTTTTACAATTTCTCGTCAACACAATCCCCATTTTGAAGCGGCAAGCAAAAGCCGCCGTATGGGTGGTTTTGATCCTGCTAAAAAACATATCAATAAAGCCATTGAGGAATGCGGTGATACCATTGTTGCCCGTTCAAGGTGGCTTTATGACAATGAAGCTCTTTATGGTTCTGCAACAGAGGAATGGGTCTCTGCCGCGGTGAGTGATGGGATTAAACCTTCTCCTCGCATTGAAGGCTTTAAAGAAGAAAAGAAAAAACTTTTAGACTTATGGTGGCAATGGGTTGATGAAGCCGATTATGATGAAGATGCCAGCTTTTATGGGCTGCAAGCAACCATTGCAAGAGAGGTCTTTTTAACCGGAGAGTGCTTTGTAAGATTGCATTATGTTGACCTTTATGGACGCTCTGGTGTACCTCTTCAGTTGCAAGTTTATCCTACCGAAATGTTGGATCTCACCTATAATGGACCGGCTGAGATTGAAGGCAATTACATTCGTATGGGAATTGAATTCGATGCCAGGGGTAAGCGTGTTGCTTATCATTTTTGGAAACATCACCCCTATGATGATTGTTCTGCAAGCACAGTCTTTGAGAGTCAAGAACGCATACGTGTGCCTGCTGAAATGGTCATTCATATCAAAGAGCGCCGTATTGCCGGACAATTGCGTGGTTCTCCCAAAATAACGCGCTGTATGACAAAAATCTTTCAACTCGAATCCTATGACGACGCAGAACTCGATAGAAAAAGGACGGCGGCTCTTTTCGCGGCGTTTGTCAAGGACAATTCACCAAACGTCGAAAAATTATCCGATAATCGTGATAAAAACAACGTTGAAGAAGAATACAAAGCACCTGTCATTGCGCCCGGTGCATCTCTTTATTTAGGAGAGAATAAAGAGGTTACATTCTCTAATCCTGTTGAGGTTGGTGGCTCTTATGAAGCTTTTCAATTTCGCAATATTTTAAAAATTTGTTCTGCTATCAACATGCCTTATGCCGTTGTGACAGGAGATGTTACACGGGGGAATTTTTCCAATGTGCGAACCTCCATTATTCAGTTTAGACGCCATGTCAAACAATGGCGAGAACATATCATTGCCTTTCAGTTTAATCGCATTGTTTGGGCACGTTTTGTCGAAATGGCAGTGCTTGCTGGACGTGTAAATTTACCCGGATGGGAAGAAAATTCCTTGCCATGGCTGCAATGTGAAAGCTTTGCACCACCCCTTGAAATGATTGATCCCATCAAGGATATCTCCGCAGAAAAAGAAGAAATCCGTGCTGGCTTGAAAACACGGCGTATGGCATTGGCTGAACGTGGTTTTGATATTGATAACATTCATGCCGAACTCGCAGAAGAACGCACAGATGCGCGCACGCGGGGTTTATCCTTTGATACCGATTATGCGCTAGCGCCCTCTGCTAGCAATCAACTGATTGATGATGAAGATTCAGAGACTTCTGAAACTTATGAAAGTAACCAAGGGAGTGAGGCGCATGCAAATGGCGAATAATCTTGATATGCCGTTTTTGGCATCCCGGCTTTTTGGCGTTCCCCTCATGCTTGCCTCCACAAAGCTTGATATTATTCTCAATGCTCTTGCCCCACGGCTTTTTGCAGGAGAAAAGTTTGCCGTGAGAGCATTGTTAGAAAAAGATGGTGCTCCTTTAAGACCACCAGAAACTTACGTAGTGCAAAACAATATTGCCATCATACCGGTTCACGGCACACTTGTACGCCGTGGTGCATGGCTTGGGGCTTTATCGGGTCTAACCTCTTATGAAGGTTTGGGGGCTTCTTTTCGTGAAGCGATTGGGCAGCCTGATGTTCGCGCCATATTGCTTGATATTGATAGTAGCGGTGGAGAAGCTGGTGGTGTGTTTGATCTTGTGGAAGAGTTTCAAGCACTCTCACAAAAATATAACAAACCCATTTGGGCACATGCCAATGAGGTTGCTTGTTCGGCAGCTTATGCCATTGCTTGTGCGGCTTCTCAAATCTGGATTGCCCGTACAGGAATTGTGGGCTCCATTGGTGTCGTTTGTGCGCATCTTGACCAGTCCCGTGCAGATGAAAAACATGGGCTTAAATGGACCTTTGTTTTTGAAGGGGATCACAAAGTTCATGGCAATTCTCACGAACCTTTGAGCAATACAGCACAGATAAAAATACAAGCAGATTGCGCCCTGCTCTACGAGATGTTTGTGGATTTGGTTAGGCAAAACAGACCTCTGAATGCAGCTGCAATCCGCGACACCAAAGCAGAAACTTTTATAGGCAACCAAGCCATCACGCTTGGATTAGCAGATGCGCAAGGGACCCTTGCGCAAGCTTTGGAAGCCTTAACGGATTCCATTAACTCACCCCAACAGCAACAAAAGAAGGAACAAACACATGGCACGCACACCCTATCGCGCTAGAGAAGACGATGATGAAAAGATTGTCGACGTCACCCATGAAGACGAAGAAGACACACTCGACATTGACGAAGATGCCGAAGACTTCGACGACGAAGAGGAAGATAAAGACAACAAAGATAAGCAGGAAACTATAAAAGCTGCTCTTGAAAAGGAAAGAAGACGCACACAGGCACTGACAAACCTTGAACAACAAGCAAAGCGTTTAGGTGTCTCCTTTGATGCAGCAAAAGCAATTCAAAGCGGCATGAATGTTGAGAAAGCTAAAAATGTTGTTCTCGCAGCCGCTGTCTCGAAAAGTTCCTCTTTAAAACTCTCGACCACAGCGCCCCACAGTGATGGGACGAACAAGACAAAAATTTATGCAAAATGGGAAGCAGCTTGGAGGGCAATAAAATGAATAATCAAGTTTTCTATGAAGATGTTCGCAATGGCGCTTATCTTGGACGCTATGACACGGATATGTCCAATGAAGAAGTGGTTTTTGCATCAGGGGCATTTGTTGAAGCCGGCACTGTTATGGGAAAAGTAACGGCAACGGGAAAATATGTTCCCCTTAATCCAGCACTATCAGATGGCAGTCAAACGCCGGCAGGGATTTCTTATGCCACTGTTGATGCAACAAAAGCAGAGCAACGCGCGGTGATTACAGCGCACTTGAGTACCGTGAAAGCTTCTGAACTGCTATGGCCAGATGCCATCACCGATGAACAGAAAAGTGTTGCCATTCAGTCTTTAGAAGATAATAACAAAATACTGTTGCGATAGGAGAATACACAAATGGATATGAACTTTTTTAAACACGACGCTTTCTCTGCTACTACCATGATGAAAGCGATTGAAAACTATGAATTTCAACCTGGTCTGATTAGTTCTCTCAAACTTTTTGAAGAAGTGGAAACAAGCAGCACAGTGGTTGGCATTGAAAGACGTGACAATACATTGTCCTTGATTAAAACCAGTGAACGGGGTGCCCCTTTGGTTGAAGGAGATAGAGAGGGGCGTAATCTACGGTTTTTAAAAACAACGCGTATTGTCAAAAGTGATACCGTAAAAATAGAAGACGTCCAAGGATGGAATATATTGAGTCCAGTAAATCAGTTAGAAACGGCAATGAAATATATTGCTGGAAAACAAAAGAAACTCATTTCTGAAATCGAATTGATATGGGAAAATATGCAACTTGGCGCTGTCCAAGGTGTTGTGCTTGATGCCAATAGTTCTGTCATTATTGATTGGTACAAGGAATGGGAAATTACACCCCAAAAGCCGATTGACTTTAAACTGAATGTTGAGACAACAAATGTTGCCGACCATGTTGATCAAGTCATTATGAGAATGATTGAGGCTTCAAAGGGGGCATTTTCTGATCGTTCCCGGATTATTGGGCTTTGTGGAAATGAATTCTTTTCCAAATTGAGAAACCATAAAACAGTTCGTGAAACCTATCTCAAGACAACTTTTGCACAAACATTCAATAACGCCAGAGATGTTACAACATTAAGTGCAATTGGTTCTGGGAGCTTTGGGAGTTTTGACTTTGCTGGTGCCACTTTCATTAATTACCGAAGTGTTCATAACTATAATGTGAGTGCAAAAGCTGGGACAAACCGCGCCATAGGAATTAAACCTGATGAATGCCAATTCTTTCCTGTCAATGCGCCTGGCGTATTCCAAAAAACCTTTGCACCAGCGGAAACTGAGAATTTTTCTCATACAATTGGAAAATCTCTTTACAACATTCTTATTCCAGATCCTGATCATAATACATGGGCCAAACTTGTGGTGTACAGCTATCCGCTTTACATCTGCACACGCCCTGAAATGCTCTTTAAAGCGGTCAGTGGAGGCAAATAACATGCGGTGGCACGGGTTGCTCAACAAAATGATTCAAGATGTACGCAACACCTTTGGGCAACCCATCATCTACACGCGAAAGGACAATCAACAATCGTTTCGGATTACAGCGATTTACACCATTAAACATTCAGAATCAGATGCTGGTGGAAGAATTCCTACAACAGTACCTCGAAAAGAACTTGATGTTTGTATTCATGATATCGGCGGCTTACCTCCAAAGCCTCAAGATAGCGTTGTGGTCATTTCTCCTAAAGATACTTCTCAAGAGCATTTCGTGATCACAGAGGTACAAGGCTCAGAATCCGGTATGTACAAGCTTATTCTGCGAGAGATAAAATAAAGATACACTTATTAATTTTTAAAAATATGAAGTCACCTATTGACAATATGGCAATAATATCTCTACTGTCGAATCAGGTGCCTAAGAAACACCTTAAAATACCAAGCGGACGGATTGCCGACACAATCTTTTTCCGTACATTAAAGATTTTGACTCATTATATGTCTATAGCATATAGTGATCTTATCGGGTGTAGCTATGTCATACAATACCCTTACGGGAAAAACATAGCGACGGACTTGGTACCGTGTTTCTTAGCACCCGATACCCTTCTAGGGTGTCATTAAGAAACAATTTACTACCAAGGAGTTCATCATGAACACTCTTATAGAAATTACGGAACAAACTGTTGGACAAGAAACTGTTCAAACAGTGAATGCACGTGATTTACACGCGTTTTTAGAAATTACATCAAAATTTGCAGATTGGATTAAAAATCGCATTATTAAAGAATGTAAGTTTTTGGAAAATATAAACTTTATAACGCTTTCTAAAAATTTAGAAAACGGTGGAAAGGTAAAAGAGTACCACATTACATTAGATATGGCTAAACACCTTTCCATGATCGAGCGTAATGATAAAGGACATGAAGCCCGTCAATACTTTATCAAGTGTGAACGGCTTTTGAAAAAAGTAGCAACACCACAAATCGATTACTCAACTCCTCAAGCATTACTTGGTGTATTGAATCACTTACAAAGTCAAATCGAGCAGAAAGATCATGTGATTGCTGAATTAACTCCAAAAGCAAAGGCTTTGGATGGCTTAAAACGCTCTGATGGGCTGTTCGGTCTTATTGAAGCTGCAAAGATGTTAGAGATACGACCAAAAGATTTGACTGATTATTTGCGTAAACACGATTGGGTGTATCGACGGGCTCCAGGGGCACCTCTGTTGCCTTATCAAGATAAAATCAAGAAAGGCTTTATGGATTGCCCTGCAATTACCATTCAAAGACCAAATGGGACAGAAAAGGTGCTCCCTTCAACAAAAATAACCTCCAAAGGATTGGCATGCCTAAGAGAGCAAATCCATGGAGATGTACAATGAAAGTCGATACTAACTTCTTATGCGATTTATGGATAGCATTATCTCAATTTTCTAATGATAAAAATGTGAGTGACAAAGATTGTAGTGCTCTGGTTCAAACTATGAATGCAATAGAAAAGGTTCTCATTTTAAAACTTCAAAATGACGTGCCTAATATTACAAAAATTTTGGCAATTCTCACAGATTTTGGAGATTCAGAGCTACCGCACCACTTGGATTCTTTGTTGCGCGCTTATGAACCCAATTTAAATAACCCCATTAAAAAGGTTGCCTAAGGTAAAAACATTCCCTTCCCCATCTTTTAAGGTGGGGAGGTGGTTAAGATACTTCTTCTAAAGTCGTTTGTTCCTTACAGTTATTTTTGACAGGAGTTAAACTCATTTGTAAATCCAAAGCACTTAAAACACTAAGAAACGTAGAAAGACGTGGATCACCTTTATCACTTAAAGAACGATAAAGAGACTCTCTTGATAGCCCTGTATTTTGAGCAATTTTACTCATTCCTTGGTTTTTTGCTATGATGCCAAGAGCATGGGCAAGATACTTACTATCTTTGCTTTCAAGAGCATCTTCTAAAAGAATTCTTTGTGTCTCAGGTGTCTTGAAATATTCACTTGTGTCAAATTTAGTAATTTCCATGTTTCATTTCCTTTACTAATTGAAGAGCTTTCTCGATATCCCTCTGTTGTGTAGATTTATCACCCGCATTTAATAATAAAATTATTTGTTTACCTTGTTTTACAAAATAGATTCTATAGCCAGGGCCATGATGTATTTTTAATTCTCCGATTCCACGGAAAAATTTTACATTCCCAAGAAATCCCGTTTCTATTCTTGCAATTCGTTTAACAATATGCGCTTGTGCAATCTCATCTTTTAAAGAATCTAGCCATTTTATAAAATACTCTGTTTTGTACACTGTAAACATTTGTAACTTATAAGATACAATTGCTACAATGTCAAATACATTCTTTTGTTCCAGTGAAACAAAGAAACGTATTTTAACTCATTCTATCTCAACACTAATTAAGGAAAAACACCCCTTCCTCATCTTTTAAGGTGGGGAAATAGCAAACTCAGATTAAACGTATGGAACGGGCCGTTCAAGAGGTTGTACAGCCAGGCGAAGCCCCATAGTACGCAATAAAGCATTCAAGCTGCGGAGCTCTGGATTACCTTTTTCTGAAAGTGTACGGTAAAGTTGTGTTGGATTCAGATTGGCTGCTTTAGCGACAGCTTGAACACCACCATAAGCTTTTGCCATTTGACGAAGTGTTACAAGCAATTCCCCCTGGTCACCATCTGCTAAGATAGCATCAAGGGTAGCTGCTGCCAACTCAGGATCATCATGAAATATTTCTGCCATCGCATCATCATGGTTACGGTCTTTCATTCTCGCACTCCTTTAATCTTCACGGTTTTGCCAATCACGCCAGAAAGCACATGCGCGAGTGATATCAGTGTCTTGTGTTTTTTTAGTACCACCGCATAAGAGCAATAATACGGTCTTGCCAGACTGTGCATAATAAACGCGGTAACCAGGACCAATATTCATACGCAATTCATAGACACCATCACAAAACGGTTTGAAATCGCCAAAGTTTCCTTGCTCTAAACGATTAAGACGGCGAATAATTGCAGCTTTAGCCTGCACATCACGCAGCTTTCGCAGCCAGTCAGTTATCAAGTCTTTGCCATCAGAAGTAAGGTAGTGACGTATTTCAAACATAATCTATATTCGTTTATAAACGAATATTTGTCAAGATAGAAAGAAATTTATTTTTAGATTTTCACTCAGCCTCACCTTGTGTGGGGCTTTTTTTATGGAGGAAATGATGCGGAAAATATCACAAGAAGGTCTTGCCCTCATGAAACAATGGGAAGGCTTACGCCTCAACGCTTATAAAGATGCCATTGGGGTATGGACAATCGGTT